TGATCGTCCTTATCAAAATCGTCATAATAAGGACTTATATTAAGATTTGTTTTCTGTGACATTTTTTAAAATTCCAAGATGATTTTGATATCTTCTTTTTGTCTAGAGTTTCTTGTTATTGTAGCTCTATTATCTAGATAAATTAATTCACCCGACCCTTTATTTATCTCAGGATTAGCAAGACCATTTTCAAAGTTTACACCTAGTGAAACTACTTTATTACCAGATGGATTAGTGCTTATACCACTAAAATTTTGGTCAACTGATGCTTGAAATCCTCCAGCGGCATTAATTGGTTCAGCACTTGATTGGAAACTTAACACTTTTGCTTCTGAACTCAAATTATTATAATCAGTTTGATCTCCTGTAGTATCATTAAAATACAATGATCTATCTTGGTAATATTTTAAAACATTTGTATCTGAATCAAATGAAACAATATATCCTTTTGCTGTTCCTTCAGTGACAGTTTGTGTTATTTTTTCACCTACTACAGGATCACCAGTTGGTGATATGACTTTTATTGCATTAACACTTGAAAATTCACTTGCTGTGAAAATAGTCGTTGATCCAACTCCATTTACCACTGGATTTTTGATTATACTTATTTGTGCAAATTTAGTATCAGTTGGAAAATCTTTAGTAGAATCATCAAATCTAGCATAAACAAGTAACTTATCGGTTCCTAGTTCTTTATATAAATCAAAACCATGACCTCTAGATGGAGGTATTATTGGGATTAATTTTGCTCTAACAGACGGAGTACCTAAACCTTGAATACTTCCTAAGTCAACCATACCAAAAGTATATCCTGTTCCACCTGAAGAAATTACAGCTTTTGTTATTTTTCCTTCACTATCAGTATCTATTACAACTTTTGCACCTGATCCATCTCCAATAATATCTACCTCTACACCACTCAGATTGGTTTGATAACCAAATCCTTGTTTCTCAATGTAGATTTTTCTTATTTGATTGTTGTTAACAGTTGAATCACCATTTTCTCTAACTGCTTGAATTTGAGTTGTCGATGAAGTTGGCCAATTACTAGGGACAGAGATGTATTCTGTAGAATCAAACTTTATTATATCACCAGGAGGCACTGTAAACAAATACTTCCATATATAACCATCACCACTTTCACCTGCTCTTGAAGGTTCTAAATCAGTAAAAACGGGTTCATCTTGAGATGCATTTCCTGTTGTATTAATTCCACTTGATCCATTATCTAAACAAATATAAACATCAAAATTTTGATTCATTACATAGTAACTTGTATCATATAATCTTGAATTGCTTGTTATTGGAGAGGGGTTTTTTAAACTATAATCATGACGATACATTTCATATTTTGTTCCCTGTGCCCAATTTCTTCTAGTTATTAATCTTCTTACATTATCCCCTGTTACTTTTTTTCCAAAAGTCGTTGTATCATTTACGTGATTTATATAGTTTATACTGTCAATGGGATTAGGTGTTTCTGTATTCCAAGTTTCACTTCTTCCAAAACCAACAATTGGAGAGGTTGGGTTAGCAAGTCCTACGACAACATAATAAGAATTAGCAGAGTTTTCTACTGTCTCTACGAAATTATTTGCGTTTAGAATTCTAAATTGATCAGTTACAATTGCAGCCATATCATTAGCTTTTTTCTATATTTATACTAGGGGAGATTCTTTCTTAAAGCACCAGTGTCTCTAAGTCCAAAATCTCTTCTTTGAATTGTTGGGAAAGTTGAAATACCAGAGTATAATGTTTTACCTGTTACTCCAATAGATATGGGATTAGAAGATCTAACAAGACCATTACCCGTTAATCTACCCCATGAGAATCTACCACTAAATCCAGTTGATGATGTAACTACACCTGTTGTATTTACACCTGTCATTATATTGCATATAATTGATTTATTAGATAAATTAATATCATCAATTAAATAAACATTATCCAAACAAGTTGTTCCTGTTGAAACAATAGCCCCATCACTGAAAACAGAAGTGACACCATGACCGACATTAGTGTCAAAAATGTAAACTGGATATCCAACTTGTAAATTAGAAAATACACCTTTTGGATTTCCAGAACCTGCTCCTGTGTCCTCACTCAATGTAAATTTAATAGCTGTTGCATTTCCATTTACACCACCTGTGACTGCTATTCCTATCACATCACCATCAAATCCTTGAACATTAGTTATTAGATCGATATCCTCTTTCTTCAAAGTAGGAGATGGAGCTATAACTTGAGGGGGTTTAGTTTGAGTGTACCCAAATCCAGGATTTGTTATGGTAACTGTATTTAGACTACCATTAGATACAGATACTGTCGCTGTTGCAGTTGTTAATCCTGCTGGAGGTGTCGTAGAAGTTGTAATTGAATAATAGTTGTTAGTAGCTGGTGCAGCTATAGAGACAGTTATAGCAGAACCAACATAACCTTTTCCTGCGTTAGTAATGTCTAATGATTGAATTGTACCTGCAACTGATACAATTGCAGTTAATCCAGCAGCAACTAAATCTGTTGATTCAACTATCAAACCTCCAATTGCTCCTATTTCAAAATCATCAGTTGTTGAAAAATCCTCTTCATAATCAAAGAATGATGCATTATCAACAAATAAAATGGTATCACCAACACCAACATCGGATATTATCCTTGCAGTTGGATAAATTAAAGGTTCGATAGAATCCCTTGTTTTAAATACTAATTCACCATTTATTTTCTTATCTATTTTTTGTTTTGTCCACTGCAAAGGTTTTGCATTTATTTCATCAATTCCAAGACCATTATATAAATTGGTTTCAACTTCATCTGAACTTGATATTGAATATATCACTCTTGGATCTTGAGATGTTGTGATTCCTGAATTCTTAATCAGTTGAACAGAGTCACCAACTTTGATTGTTGGTGCAACTGAAGCTCCAGCTGAGACTTGAACAGTATCTACACCTTGAGTGCCTTTATAGAAGAATATATCTATTATGTCAGTTGGATCTGGTGCTTGAGTAAATTCAAAGGATGTTCCTCCATCAAATGTAAATGCTTCACCAGGATCTTGAACAACACCATTAACAAATATTAAAAGTAATGATTTTAAATCAAGTAAAGAGTCGTCTGCTTTCTCAAAACTTAAAAGATTAGCATTGTATATTAATGGGAATCTTGTCCTTTCACCATCTTGAAGTTCCTTTATTGAATCAATAAAGTCAAATTGACCAAAATTCCATGATGAGTATTGATCATTAAATACATCTGTTACAGTCAATTCAAAATCAGTAAGAGTTGTTACACCGATTGCAGTCACTAAACCTACTGGTTTAAATACATCACCTAGTTGGAACTGATATCCTGTATTCTCCAACACAAAACTAGATACAGTAAATAATGTAGATCCAATTCCAACTGAAGTGTTTGCAGCACTAACACCAACAGTTATCTTAGCTCCAGTTCCTGTATCGGTGGTTGACCCGATACCTCTTCTAGAAACACCAGTGACTGGTAAATTTGAATAAGATGGAGATGAAACTTGTATTTGGGGTGTTTCATATCCTGTTCCAACATTATTAATTGTAAATGATAATACACCACCATCACCAGCTACTGCCGAAATATCAGCACTTGAACCATTACCTGTTAAATCAGTAACTGCCACTGATACTGGATTTCTATATCCAGATCCAAAAGTTAAATCATGTAAGTATTCAAATGCAGTTCCTGAACCAACATAATCATGAGATTGAGTTGAAGATCCTATGCTTACTATGAATGTCTTCGATGATAAAATTCCAACTAAACCAAATGAGGTATCATTTGCAATAGGTAAAGAAGGATTAAATGTTAGACCATCTAATCTTACAAATTCATTAATGTCTCCAAAATTATGATTTGTTGAAGTGGTGACTTCGAGTTCACCTGTTAAATTATTGTATGAGGCTGTGCTTATTCCGTATGATGAACCAGTAGTAGCCACACCTACAACACCTACAATTGTGCTTCCTCCAGCACCCACAGTTGCCTTTACTCTTGCACCTACTAAGGGTGCAACACCTAAACCACCAGTTGAACCTAATGATACAATAACACCACCTCTTGGTAATTGGTTTTGATTAACATCACTATCGTTTATAATTAATGAACCATTGCTTGAGGTAATACCAGTAAATACAATATTTGTTGCTGTTGTACCTATACCAGCAAAATCATAATTATTATTTAAATTATTAAATGTAGTTGGTGTTTGGAATATTCCATTTAGTAATAAAATACTACTACCAGTATTAATACCAACTGTATCAGCACCACCCACTTTTACTCTATAATTTTGATCTATTCCACTAAATTGATTTGATATATCATCAAATATTACGTTGGTGCTATAATCTTTTCTAAGGAAAACTCTACCAGTAAATTTAGACCTAACAGGTTCTAAATTAGAAGCAGTTCTTTGTGTTCTGTTTGTTCCTCTTGGTGCTTCAGTAAAATGAACAGTGCTGTCAACAATATTATAACCACCTGAGAATAGTCTCGTTACATCATTAATAGAGTGATTTGTTGCAGCTGACCCAATAAATCCTCTATTAACTTCAATTAAATTAATATTACCAGTTTCAGTTATTGGACCAACAGATGTAGTTCCTAAACCTACATTTGTTATTTCCATAAACTCATTATTAATTTTAATTGTATCTCCAGTGTTTATTGACGATATACCTGCAACACTGAATAAAGTTTGACTATCAGTTATATTTGATTCTAAAGTTGTTGATATAGGGGTAAATGCAATTGGTGATTGTATAACTCCATCAATGGACATCAATGCCTTCTCATTTTTCTTAAACATTTCAAATTCATGATTGTTACCTGAACCAGAAGTTAAAAATGTTAAAGCAATGCCAGCTAATGCATCAGCTTTATTTTTCGCAACTAAAAATTTATCACCATTATTTTGTAATATTCCACCTTTAATGGCAAATAATTCAGTTCCAGAGGCTAACGCACCACCTGCTGTTGTAATTCCTGCGACACTTGCACCTGTGAATGTTGAACCAGGTGAATAAATTATTTTTTCACCAGTTTCAAAGAAATGATCAACTATGTTAAACTCACCAGTTGCCAAGTTTAATACGTTTGGATCTGATGGATTGAAGTTCTTTTGGAATATTGGTTTAGTATTACTCTGTAATACAAAACTTTTTTTATTTGATCTTGTTCCATTAATTGCATCATATTGTGCTATAGATAATGATTCAGTAACAGTGCCATATTGTAAGTCTAATGGTAAATTTAATAAATCAAGATCCTTGTAGAATATTTTATTAAAAACTTGCACTTGTACATTATTTGTTCCACCAGTAAATTCGGGATCTGGATGGAAATTGAAGTTTAAATTATTACCTTTTAATGAGGAGGAGAAAGTTCCAATTCCAGATGTACTACCTATTGATAGGAAGGGATATTGTGTGGTAAATGTATCTGATTCATCATGCACAACAATAACTTGATGTAAAGCACTTGTAGAACCACTTGATACCCTTACAATACTCTTAAAACTAGATACCTCTTCATGTATAAATGATGATACTGTTGTTGCAGTTGAAACGTTAGCATAATTTGATTCAAATCTAACAGTTCTTTCAGAACCATCAATTTGTCCTGATGATTTAAATCTATATGTTCCAATTCCAGCAGCAGTTGTACCAATTCCTATTACAGAAGATTTAACAAAAATTTCATTTGCTTCATCATTCACAAAACTAATAGAGAAAATATTTGTAGAAATTCCACTTGTAAATTCACCAATTGAGTTTGATACATCAGTACCCTCAGAATCAGTGAAGAATTCAGAAATATATGTATTTGTACCATCATGAGTTGCATATAATTCAACAAAATTCGTTTCAGTTGTTGTTGGATCTTTTACCTCAATTGAAGTGAAAAATGCATCAGTATTGTTAATATTTGATGATATAAGTTCAGAAGATGAACCTGTTGATACAACTTTACTGCTTCCAGTTAAATCTATAAATCCAATAGATTGTGTGCCTATACCTGCTAAATCTGTGTTAAATGTATTTTGGAATATCTTTAAATCATAATCATTATTATCAGCATCATCAGGTTGGAATATTAAATTTATAGAATTAGCAGCAGATAGTTCAAATTGGAGACTTCCAAGTTCAGATGTAGATGTAACACCTATAGTCTGTGTAGCAGTAAATATATCATCTTCATCTACAAAGAGAACAATATCTGATAATTGAATATAATTATTATTTGGATTTCTAAGTTGAATTAAATATCGTGCGTAATTAGTGTTTATTGGAATATTTAAAAACTTAGATAAAGTTGTTGAAGTATTTGAAAATAAGGAACTTATATCATCAATTTCTAAAACTCGGTTAGTTCTACATTCAATATATGGTGATAATTTTGTATTTTGTAATCTAAGAAATTTAGATTTATTATTTACAACATCTACATCTACAGCAAAATCAAAATTGTTTATTGTATCAACTCTTTTTTGATCAATTATATCTAATGCTAAAGTATCAAGGAAAGTTGTTGTTGTTACACCTGCACTCGTTGCAGAGGTTATTCCAACATCAGCAAAGTTTTTGAGACCACTAGTATGAAGAAGACGATTGACTGGATTTATTAAATCCTCATAAGTTATAGAACTTTTTACGGTATAAGATAAATTTTGATAGTAATTATTATCAGCTATAACCTGATAATCTTGATTTAATTTACCAATATCATTTCTCCACCCCTGATCTTGTTTCAATGAATAATCTACTAAGAACTGACCTTTATTATTAACTATTTGATTAATAGTTGCTACATTACCACTATTTGATCCTCTAATTTTTTGTCCTGCAAATAAATCGAATGCGCCTGGTTGGTCTTCAACAATTTTTATAAACTCATCTGTAGATTCAGAAACTGATAATTCTAGAGGTCTGAATACATCACCTATTAATGCAGATATTTTTTCTCCAACAACAAAATTGAAAATTTTCTGCGATACTTCAAAAACTGGGTAATCATCTTTACTTACGATTTGTGCAAATAGATTTTGATTTGTCTTTGCAACACCTGGATTACTTGTTATGTTAGATAAATTAAATTCAACAGTTGCTGGATTATTATTAATCATTGATGTAACTTCAAAGAATTTAAAACCATTTTCATCAGAATTAAATCCATCACCACCAGTTATTGTGTTATCTGTATACTGTTGTATTCCCTCTACAAATATTTTTTCACCCACTGTAAATGGTGATGTGCTAAATCCTAAAATTGGTGTCACCAACGTACAAGTAACGATACCTGTTGAGGGATTAAATTGAACAGTCCTTATAGTAGCTCCATTGCTATTATTAAGTGCAAATATTTGATGTGTTACAGGTTGTAATCCTCTTGGAGGAACAATAATTGATGCTTCAGATACCGCACTACCAGTTATCTGTGCTTGAATAGAACCACTTGTATCTTGTAGACCTGTATCAGGATTCACAATAACTAAGTCAGGAGCAGAGGTATAATTTTTACCTCCAGATATAACTTCTACATTAGAAATTGTATTTGAATTAATAATAGAGATTAATGGAGATACAAATGCCTCTGGCACTAAAGTATTATCTGATGAATATTCAAAACCAGGATTTAATATTCTTGTGCTATTGATTTTATTAATCGTTTTAGAATTTGGTAAAAGCACACCATTAACACCTTGAGTTGATGCAATACTTACAAAATTTGGTAAACTTTTATAACCGAGACCTCCATAATTAATAGTTACATTTTCAATTGGACCTGTCGCATTTTCAGATTTAGTGGTATAACTTGATATTTCTGTTTCTGTAGAGGCATATGAAATTTTTTCTGGTTTTGAAATTAATGATATATCAAATGTAGTTGAACCTATCGAAGTATTAAAAATTCTATGTGTGCCATTGTAAGTACTGTCAATATAGTTAATACTTGAAGCATTAGAAACATCAACAAAATCAGAAGTGCTTATATATCCACTCTTTTGAACATTATAGTATAATCTAATAGGATTATCTTCATAATAATTTAAAGTAAGTAACGCATCAGTTGGTTTATTGATACTGGTGGTTCCTATTCCAGCAGTTCCAACTCCAGTTACTTGAAATGAGCTAGTAGTTCCTGTAGAAACAAATTCATTTTTAAATTGATCATCATAAAATATTTTAAAGTCAAATCCTTCCAATGATGAGTGTCCAATCCCAAAAACAAGACTGTTATTTCTTACTACATTAATTTCTGGATTTACTAAAGAAAATTCATGATCACTTCCTGTAGAAGAGAACTCTATTAGTCTAACAGGAAATATTAGATCTCTTAATGTTTTTGTTAAATTAAAATTATTATCATCTACCCTATAAACATAATATGATTCCTTATTATCTAAACCTTCAATTGGATTACTTGAGGTATAATAAACTTTTTGACCAGTGAAGAATCCATGATCTACTATATTTACGTTATTAGTGGATGAATTTATACCACTAGTTGAACATGTTTTTGAATTTATTAATAGTTTTTCAGAATCTAGATCATATTTGATATTTACATGAGTAGACGTACCAATACCAACTGACTGATTAGGTACAATATTCATTGATATGAACTCACCATTATCGAGACCATGAGCAGTTGAAAGTCCAATAGTAGATACAACTCTCTCTAATTTAGATGTTATTTGATTGAAATTGCTGCTGAAAGAATATTCAAAACTACTTGAACCAACTTTTGTATCACCTACAAACGATAAACCTGATGTATTTGTTGTTAACCCAACTTGTGTAACAATACCAATAAAATTATCTGATTTTTTAATTACAAATACATCTTGAGTGTTTCCTGATTCTGGAATGTTAAACGTAGTAACACCATCATCCTTTGAAACAGTTAAAGCGTATCCCGCATTTGGTTTTGTTAAAGTAATTCTTTGATTGGTAATAAACGGATGATTTGGTAATCTAATACTTTGAAGTGGTGTAGAAACGACCTTTGTTAAATCACCTAAAGTCGATAATGATGTTGAACCTAATCCTACAACAGTTCCTACTCCAATTGACTCATGAGGATTAAAAAATATTTCATCATTTATTTTTGAATCAAACTCTGTTATGCCTATTCCAGAATTAAGTAAGGTAAACTTATTTGAAAGGACATCAACTTGAGTTCCAACGGTATGAACACCAGATACTGCTCCTCTTTTTACTCTTAAAATTTTATTGACATCAAATTTATTAAGAACTTTTAGTTTTTCTGTACCAATACCTATACTACTTCCAATAGAAATTTGCTCTGGTATACTTGATACATATATGTCAGTCACTACTCCAGTCGTGGCAGAATTAGGAATTTCTTGATAAAGCACAGTTCTTCCAGTTTCTATTGAAATACTAAATGAATCATTTAATCCAGTTACAAGTGTTGTGCTTATGCCTGAAATAGATACTATATCACCATTGTTAAGAGATGGTGAAGTTGATATAAATGCTGAGAAATTTCCATTTTTATTTCTTGTTAATACTACATTATTAAATGTATCAGTATTTGTTTCGATAGATGTTATATTTTTACCTTTTAATTCACTTACTGATACACTTAATCCACCACCTTTAGTGTTAGTATTATCAAATTCTGCGGTATCCCCTATTTTATAATTATCACCAGAATTTAAAATTTGAATAGAATCAACTGAACCAAAAGATGTTGATTCAACGACTGTGACTTGTCGAGATATTTCATTTGATTCAACTATGAAATCATTATCTGCAAATTCATCCGATACTTTGTAAGGATATGTATTTCTTATTAAATTTGATTTTTCTACATTAAAACTTTTTTGTGTTAACTTATAATTATTTTCAACAGGATTTGACCTAAAACTATTACCTATAAAAAATGGAAACTTAGGTTCTAAGGATATTGAAGTTATTCCAACAAAATATGCGTACACACCATTTGGATATTCTGGTGTTCTACAATATCTTCCATTATGAATATCTAAATCACCAACGTTAGTAAATACATAATCATCAACAAAAAACCCATTACTAAATGATGGTGGTCTATCAATTATAGCAGATCCATCTAATTCATAACCTGTGTCTAATATCCTAATCTCAGAGTCACTATTATTAGGATCACTATAACCGTAAGGACCATATATTGGATTACCATCGTATGCCCAACCAATAATGGGTGAATGTTTTACACCATCATCTCCAAATGTATCATTTCCAATTTGAGTGGAATATCCAACAATAGAATATTTCAACGTGCCCTCAGATTCTACTAATGCTTCATTGCCATATCTCTCAAATGAGTTAGCATATAAACTTCTAATACTTGTTTCAACTTTTAACTCACTACCACGGTTAGTGACAACTATTGATGTTTTATCATCTTCATACAGGATTCCACCATTTAAAATAATTACATCGGTAATTTTTCCATTTTCTACTACAGCTCTTAATTTAGCACCTATACCAGTTCCAATTCCTACTACTTCTAAATCAGGAGCACTTGTATAATTCTCACCTTTTGATTGTATTTCTACATAACTAATACTTCCATTTGTTATAATGGGTTTTAATTCTGCATTTTTACCTAATTGTCTTTTTATATTAACAGGTTTTTCTAAATTTAATATTTCTGATCCATACCCACTTCCTTTTTCATATAAAAATAGTTGAGATATTCCACCTTTAATAACTGGAGTTGCAGTAATGACACCAACATTAGTATTAGCAAGTTCATAATTTATTTTTACATTTACATCAGGATATTTAAATACTTGATATCCAGTTCCAGAATTTGAAAATTTAATGTAATCATCTCTATCAAAATTATCAGTTATTGTGCCACCTATTCCAGCGTCTGCTAATCTAAAAGTATTTTCATCAATTTTCAATACACTATAGTAATTTGATGTTGTATTAATACCAGTATATGTGGATAATCCAGATATAGTTTGTGGTTGTGTTGATCCTAATCCAACATTAGTTGTATAAACAACTTTTTCACCTGTAAAAAATCTGTGATCTTTAAAAAATATTGTATTATCAATCGTACTAATTCCAGTTGGATTAACAAATGCTTGTCTATTCTCAAATTCACCTCCATCAAGAACTCTAATATCTTTTAATGTTTTTTCATCTCTTAAAAGTTTAAATTTATGAATACCACCTTTGTTAAAAGTTGTGAATCCTACGGTGTTGATACCAGTATTATAGTCATTAAGACTCTGGAATAATTTAATTGTATTTGAATTAACGACAGATGGATAATAGATTGCTTTATCAACTAAACTTGTTGTGCCAAGTCCAACAACAGATAAAGCATCATTTCCAACAGTTCCAACCCCTAATGGATTATTACCATTAGCATTATAAATTAAAGGAATTCCACTTGCAATATGATGATCAGATAAAAATGTTATAGTTTCATTTACATTGTCAACACCTCCAAAATCAGAAACTAATCTACCATCAAATGATATTTCTCTTCTCCTACTTAATAAAACAGGTTCAAAACTAGCACCAAATCCATTTCCACCATCTACTTCTACTGAAAGTACCTTTTGTATATCAAAATCTTGTGGGTCAATTTGAATATCTGTAATTGTTCCTAAAACAACTGGTTGAACTAATGCTGTTGTTTTGCCTACACCAGGTGAGGAGACATTTAGTACAGGGGGATTAATTAAGTCATAATCTTGTCCTGGATTTAATATTTTAATATCTTCTATTGGTCCAAAATATATTTGGTCATTAGACTTATAATTTAATATCTCAACTCCATTTATTAACAAACCAGTGGGGTTTGGAGTAGTTGATATTATATCTGAATTTTCTAAGTTAGGTTCAAGTGGAAATTCTTTTAATAGTTTTTGAGGACTTATTTTTTGATCTAAAGTTCCAATTAATGAAAATGTATGGGTTCCAGTGTTTGCTGGTAATGGTTCAAATTCTATAAAATTGGCAACAGGAATAAATGATCTTGATCTGTATAATCTAATTTGATTTTTAGCAATAACCTCTACAAAATATGTTCCTTCTTCTAAACCAGGTATAGTTGTTCCTTGCGCCGAATAACTGATTTCATCTCCAGTTATAAAACCAACATCTTGAGAGAAAGAAATTATACTATATTTGAGTGTGTTTGGATTATATCCCTGTATATCTACATTTGCTGTTGCATTAGGAATAATAGATTGAGTTATAGATTTATTAATCGTATATGAAGGTAATGAATTAGATGCAACATACATTCTCTCATCAGAATCATTATAAACATTGGTAATATCTGAAGTGATGACATTATTACCAAATTCCATGTCTACAATAGAGCTTTTTGCTGTTTTAATTTTTCTTCTTATGTCATATGTTCTATTTGGTTCAGTGCTAAATGTGCTACCTGGCAAAACACCACTTAGGGGATTTATATTAATTGTTCTAGTGGATACACTAACACTATTGACAACACCACTTCCTGCTATATTTTCCTCATCTCTAAAAAGTATTTCAATCTCATCATTTACTTTAATACTTGACTTATCAATGTCGTTTGTAAATAAAACAAAATTATCCCCAGATATGCTTTCGACTTGGAATCTTGAAGCAGTATTATAAATCCAAGAATTAGCAAATATCTGTTTTCTTGATTTGTTTGTTCCCGTATCTGTTATTTTTTCACCAACATTCTTAACGGTTATTTTTTCTCCCTCTGATACTAAATTAATATCAGTTGTTGGTTTAAATTCAGATAAAACACCTGTTATACGTAATTCGACTACTTTATTTAAATCACCATCTTCATAACCATAATAGAATATATTTGATCTAATATCGTCCGTTGGTGATATTGGTGAAACTATATTTTCACAATCGAAAAACTGATTTAATGATTTACTACCATAATAAATGTTTGTATTAATACCAGACACAATAAATCCAGTTGTTCCGAAACCAACTGTTGAATCAACAGTTACAACACTAGCACCTGCTGAAACATTCGTTATAGATCTTGTAATTCCAGGTATAGTAAAGGTTCCTTCAATTAAATCCTTATCATTAAATCCTACAAACAAACCTAATTTAAAATATAATTTGTCTTTTCTTGTTAAAGGTGAAACGTCAGAAACTGATGCTGCAATTGGTGCTCTAGTTGCAGAGTCTGATGATTTAATAATTGTTTGACCCAATAATTTTAATGGATTTCCCTTTATTGCCTCCACTAAAACTATTTCTCTTCTAATATATTCTGCCGATGATGGTTTTATTAAATATTCCTCTAAATCAACCACCTTTGGAGTTTCATTATATAATACATTAAATAAAATTCTAAAAGATTCTTCTGTGCCTTTAGATTGGTAAAATGCTCTTGAACTTTTTATAAAATTGCTAGCGTCTAAATTTTTGACAAAATCTACATTTTCTAAACCTGGTGTTAATGTTGTTTTCGTTTTTTTATAAAATTCTTTTAAAAATAATGCACTAAGATTTGAAACAGTAGAATCATTTTCATGATTTATAGCATTCGTATCAGAAAAAGTAAGTTCAGAAGGATTATTTTCTGCATGATATGTTGTGATACCACTAAATCCACGAATACAACCAGTAAAACTATTTGTAGTAATTCCTGTATATGTTATTACTTCATTTTCTATCTTAAAAAGACCATATTCTTTTGGAAATCCCTTTGTACTACTAACATTAACAGTTGTATCAGTAGTTGTTATACCACTAGTTAATTTTGTCTCTCCTACAACTACTTCTGGTGTTAAATTATCTAATTTAATATATTGATCTAAATTATCAGTTAGGTCAATTACTCCCCCTTGATATTCCTGAGAGATATAATATTGTTTTAAAAAATCTACTGCTTTAGGACTTTCAGATGTCAGAAACTCAGGTAATTGATTTTCTATTATCTGTTGGACTTTGACTCTTTTATCAATTCCAGTTGTTATCATATTATCCT